AGGTGATAATTAACACCCATGGAATAGCCTTCATGGTATTCCCAGCGGTCTTCATGGCACCAGCCGATGCCTCGGCCGATTGACCCACACCTTTTTGCGCTCGGGCCAATGTAATTTGCTCCATTCTGTACGCCCTTGTCATTGGAATTTGCTTCATTAAAGTGGTTCCCAATTGCTTGAAACCGCCATTCATAATCCACTGCTGGGCTTGTATGGCTTTTAATGTGCCTTTATATAGTAGCCAAGTACGTACAACCTTACCGAGTATACCCATAATCGTACCCAGATTGGCCCCTAAGTACTTAAATGCATCGATTACGTTTTGCATGGCACCGCTTCCCCCACCCATTTGGGTAAATAGGCCCAGAAACGAATTTTTTAATTCCATTAATGCATGTCCAAGGGTGTTCGTACGCTGATTTGCTTGTTCGATTGCAGTGCCTTGGGTGGTCATGGACGCATTCAATTCATCGATGCGCTTAGTATTGGAAATTAAGGCCAGTGCTGAGGTTGCATTTTCTACCCCAAATGTTTTCATTAAGGCCCCATTATCCTTCATTAAAGGGGATAACATTTTTAATTTTTCCGTAATGGAAAGGGCTGGATTTGCCAATTCTGTTAACGAAATTCCCAGTTCGTCCAATCGCCTTTTCGCCTCTTTTGGTAGGGCGTCTGGTGCCGATAATTTTAGCATTACATTACGTAAGGCCGTACCCGCCTCAGCACCTTTTAGGCCTTTTTCCGCAAGTAGTTCTATCATTGCAGTCGACTCCTCCACCGATGTACCAGTGGACTTAGCAACGGCCCCGAATTTTAATAGTGCCTCAGTAATTTGTGGGATTTCAGCCGAGCCAAATTTGGCACCGTTTGCCAGTACGTTAACGAATTTATCCGCGTCTTCCGCACTTGCACCAAACTGGTTCATCGCGTCGGTTAATGCCGTCGCTGAATCTTGCAAGGTCATGCCAGAGGCTTGTGATAATGTTATGGCCGACTGGGTTACCCTATCAAGGGCCTCAGCATTGGCCAATAGTTCTGGTTTGGCTGAACCGATTAACTTATATGCCTCGATTACCGCACTCGCGCCACCTTCGACGTTTACCCCTAATTTATTGGCTTGTTCCCCGAAGAATTCTAGGTCCTTACCACCCGCACCCGTAATGGCTTGGAGGTCGGCCACTTGTTGATTAAAGTTTATAATGGCATCGGCCCCAGTTTTTAGTACTGCTCCGACACCTACACTTAATCCAATTGCCGATAATCCAGCCGAAAGTTTGCTAATGGCACCCTCATAATTACCTACATTACGGAAATTATCCCCAACAGTTTTATCCAATTTCTTTAACTGGCCATCACCTTGTTGGGCTTTTTTGGTTACGTCGTTAAATATGGTCGCCAGTTTTCTATACTCGGCCGTATTCTTTTTACCCGCCATTTCCAGTTGAAGCATTTGCGCACCAAGTTCCTTGGACTGGTTTTTTAGGTCCCTAGTGGCCTTTTCCAGTTGCTTATAAGCATTGGCCTCATCTCGTGCGGTTTTTGCGCTTTTCTCTTGCGCTTTTGCTTGGCGTTCTTGCTCTTGCGCTTGTTGACGCGACAGACGAATATTTGCCGTTTCTGTTTTTACTTTTTGTTGCTGGATTTTCTCCAGTTCTTGGGTTGCTTTTGCGGATTGCTGAATGGCCTTTTGGCGTAGGGCCTCCGTTTTGGCTGATTCTTGGGCCAATTTATTAGCCTTTTCGGTTAATAAAATAAATTCTTTTATCGATTTGGTGGAATCGAATTTGGTTTGTCCTATGGTCGACTTAAGCGTTGAAGCCGTTTTCTTAAACTCGGTATTAATTTTACCCAGCGAAACAATTGTGTCCTCAGCCGATTGGCGAATATTCTTAAATATATCCTCGTTCGTGAATATGTCTTTTGCGCTTATTTTTTTTGCCATAGCCTTACGTTTTATTTTTGTTCATTTTTTCCATTTCCCGTAGTAACACAAAGTATTCCTTGGTGGTCATTTCCTTTGGATTTAGCCAACTGCCAACCCACTTGGAAATATATACCAACGATTTGTCGATACTACCAGATTCTTTGCCCTCGCTTGAGCCTATTAATTCCTTAAGTTTGGCCTCCTCAATTTCCAACAAAGTTAGTTTAAATCTGTCACTTGATAGGACATAGTCGCACTCTATTTGCGCTTTCTCCTTCATGACTCCCAGTAACCTTGCATACATGGCATCGAGGCCCATTTCCTTAATGTAACTGTCATAAATTACCTCCCACATAAGTTCGTCCTTTTGGGCGGTTCCCTCATCGGTTACCCTACACCCAGTCAAATCGCCATCGGTACACCTTATCCAGTTTGCCAGTGGCATATCATTTATCGAGGTGTAATAATTCCTTAAGTTCGGCCCTAAATCTAACGAGGAATTCGGCCCGTAATTTGGCCATACTTTCCTCAGTAAGGGCAATAATATTTTCACCATATTTCCAAAATAGGTTTTCTTTTTCTCCTTTTTCATTTACTTTGATTGGGTTCGCATCGACTTCAATTGCATCTTTGTAAATATACAAAATGAATGATTTGTAAAAATCGCCAGTGTCAAATAATGTAAATGGGGTACCAGCAACCTTGTCTGGATTTAGCATTTCTGTGTACTCAGAATAATAACCAATCACGTCACCGTCACCGTCAATTCCTTGTTCAAAAAGTTGGTCTTGTCGAATTAAATCCAACACCCATTCCCTAAATTTTGCGTCTGAAAAAATCTTAAACCAAAGGTATTCTTCCCGTAAATTTCGGTACCGATTTATCGTCTGTCCTAGTACTGTTTCTATTAAATCTGTCATCTGTACAAATATTTTTTATCGACGCTGGAAGTCAAGCCCAGTAAGGCTTTCGACGTTCGACCTCTCGGTGATGTGATTGTCCCAGAAAGTACCGAAAGTCGCTCAAATCGCCTAAAAACTATATTAAAACGCATTTCATATAATTGGCCTTTTTAACAAAAAAAGGGAGTATTTCTACCCCCTTTTCCCAGTAAATCATGGCTAATTTTTGGTTGACCTTACACCCTTCAAGGTGCGAGTGTGCCACTTAATATGCCCGATTATTTTGGCTCTTAAAGTGGTTACGCAGTGAACAATAAGTCACCAGTGAAACCAGTTTTGATGCATCGTAAGCGATACTTATTACCAGTCACCAAGGTTGCCAATGCAGTGTAATTTCCAGCCGTTGCCGTTTCAGTTACAGTTGCCGTCACCACTAAATTCGTAGTCAAGTTGGTTAACACCCAGTCAGCCGAAACTGCTCCTTGGAATTTAAGCGGGTTGATTGCGGTACCGTAAGAAAGGAACGCGTTGAAGTTAAATGACACTGTCGGAACTACCGTTGGAGTGCTATAATTAACGTCCAATAAACCGTTCAAGTTGTTGAAGTCAATAAGCCCCTCAGTCGCGGTAATCATCCACATTGTAGATTCGTCAAACAATCTGTCAAAGTCAAATCCTAACATGATTTTTCCAACTGTGGAATCTGTTGCGAACATGAATTTCGGGTCCCATGAATTGTTGTCCACAGTGATAGGGTAAAGGTCAGTTCCTACTTTAGAACCTACCAAGTTACCGTTCACGTCAACGATGTAAACACCGAATTTCACACAACGGTCAGACTGCAATTTCCCTAAGAATTGTGGAGTACCATTGGTAGCCCATAATTCACCAGCGAAAGAACGTACGCCTTGACGTAAGTAAGCCTTACGGCCAGAATTTGCCTCCTCGAATACGCTATCCGCTTTCGGTAATTCTACGTTCTCGAATACTGGCATCGGGTACCATCTTTTCGATGCGTCAACTTGGTTAACCAATGCAGTGAAAGTCGTTGCAGTAATTGTCGTTCCAAGTGGAAGTTTGTTCAAGGTCCCGTCATTTGCGACAAGTGGAACCATGATTAATTTAGACGTTACGCTTTGAAGCGTTACGCATGACGGTTGACCAGTATTTGATAAACCAGTGTCGCAGTTACATCCTAATGCCATATTTTCTATGTATTAAATTTATTGCACCAATATTGGTGGCTAACATTTACAATTTTCTTTAAACTTGGTGAGAGTTACCCTTAACTCCACCCCAGATAGATTTGCATCTAAAATGTTCTGGAACATTCCATCACTTCTTTCCACGCCAAATCGGGAAAAAGTCAGCATTTCGTAATCCTCAACGGTCTTAAATTTACGGTTCGATGCCATCGCGTCAATAAATCCCTTTGCCAGTTCCTCCATTGGCTCTACTACTTGCTCCCTATGGTCGGCCGTATAATAGTTTACAACGTCGGTTTCATCTAAAAAAAAGATGCGTATATCCGAATCGAAATCTATTGTACTACCTAAGCCATGCTTTTGCATACGAAGTGCCTCCAGAAGCCACGCCAAGGGGGTCTTTGACAGTAAATTGCTACCCGCTTTGGTCCATTCGTTGTTGGTTGCTATGTGGGTACCAGTAATCCAGAACGGATTTTGTAGTGTAATGGCCCCTTTATCCAATGGGGTTGCACTACCGAGTACTGGCTGAGCAAAGAATTGGACATCGCGGTCCAACCCAGTTACTTTGTATTCGTACCCGTCTACATTCCAAACCGATTTACCTACGCGCATCCATTTGGTATGGCATGACTTGTATGCACTAGTAAGGGCGTCGTATTTTGCCTCGATTGTGCAATCGATTGCGTTAACTAATTCCTCTACTACTTTCGCTACGTCTTTCATATCCAATATGCCATTGATTTGCGTTTCCCTTTGAAGTTCCCGAACGTACCCTTACCGACGTACATTAACATGATTATGCAATTACCCCCAGTGACTAGGAAATAGTCGCCAGATTTCCAATTGTTACCAGCGTTAACCCAGTCAATTGTATCGATTTCCCCATTAAATATGGAATTTACGGTAATCTTTGCCAAGCCATTACCACCAGTGATGGTAAGTTGGTTTCCAACCACGTAATTCACACCCTTTTGGTCCACCAAATAGTTAGTAATTGCACCCGTATTACTGACGGACATGATGTCTACTTGACACCCATTACCAGCCCCTCCAGTTGTCGGTACGTTTGCGAAGGTATTATAACCTAAACCCGCCACAGAAAGTACACTATCCCAGACACCTCCAATGGGGAACGCATCTACATTCCCCACCAAAGTTGTACCGTTGGATATTTGTGTTACTGAGTTCAGTCGAACGGTTGCGTTACCACCTCCCCCAGTTACAGTGACTATTTGATTCTGTAAATAACCCGTTCCACGCGAAGCAATTGTAACCGATTGTATTACTCCAGCGGTTGCCACAATATTAAGCGTAAGGCCCGAGCCAGTGCCACCCGTAACTGCTACGTTATTGGCGGTCGTATAGCCCGTTCCAGTGTTCAATAATTGTGTGGCCAGTGCGCTTCCCGATAACGGTGTAAGCGTTGTGCCTTGGCTGGATAAATACCCCGAACCGTTGTTACCAACGAACGCAAAATCTACGGCTTGACCCGTTGGTAATTGCGTATTTAACAAAATATAATCTTGTATCGCTCGGTACGATTTTATCGCCTCATTGTAACGGTTATAAATCAGCGTTTGTAAGGTGTTGAGGACCTTACTATTTTCGGCCTTTTGTTGCACCCCACCGAAGGTGGTTTGTTGCATCATTTGGTCCTTAGCGTACTCAAAATAAATAAACCCTTTAAGCATTTCTAACATGCCCTCAGATTCCAGCATCGAATACATATTTACGTCCTCATAAAGGGGAGAAAATATCTTAATAAAATTCGGTGACTTGGGTTCGTTTGTGGTGGGATTTATGTCCGAAATAAATTCGTTGTATAAGTCCACACCCAAAAGTTCACGAAGGTAACGGGCCTCAAACTTGTCGATGTACGATTGCAGTTTTGCAGTGTCGTACATGCCAGTATGAAGTTCGTATTTACCAGTGAAATCTGATGGTGTTAAAAACATATCCGCTTATTTTATGTGTTTACCTAATTTTTTCTCCAAAAAGTTCTTCAACATCTCGCCAGTAATCATCCATACTGAACCTTTCGGCATGTGTAAAGAACTACCATTGGACTCGAATTTGTACGTACCGTTCATGTCGATTTCCAACTTGGAACCACCAGTGGCGTCCTTATGGTAATGCGCGTCCACGATTGGCGTGTCAATTGTTACATCAACCTCACCAGTTTCAGTGCGTACTACGTTCACGTCGATTACTTTTGTGTCGATTTGTACGTCAAGTGCTTTCTTTTTTCTTGGCTTTTTTTCCATGATGTTTAAATTTTAATCAGTGATTAAATTGCTGGGTCAAGCGATGCGATACATGTCGCGATGGTACCTTTAACAAAGGCGTTAACGTCGTTCGCTTTAATGAACGATACGATACGTGCCTCAGCCAAAATTGTAACCATGTTACGCTTAAAGTCGTCACCTTCGTAACCTACTTGGATATTCATACCCTCACGCATTCTGTACTGTGCTTTTGTCATGTCAGCAACCAAGAAAGTACCCTCAACCATCCACGTTGTAGAAATGATAGGTAATCCAGCGATAGTTGGGTCACCCGTTACTGGGTTAACAACGAATGCACCGTATGTATACTCACCAGTGGTTGTTTTGCTTAACGATAATTTTGCTACATCGCGCGGGTGTAAAACTACATGCGTAGCCATGAATTTAGCCGACTCGATTTGTGCAATTGCAGTACGTACAACGTCAGCCAAGTTTGCTTGGATAACAGTGTTTAAGAAAGTACCAGCCGTCCATGCTTGTGCTTGGTTGATGATACCATTTAAGTTAGCACCGATACCAGTACCGTTCAACAAGTTGTTCTCGATTTGGTTGTCGATTGTTTCCATCAAATCAGTGTTTACCTCGTTACGAACGAACGCTAAATCGTCTAACATTTCTTTCGAAATTTTGATAAATCCAGCCACTTTTTTAACCTCAACCGATACCTCTTGGTACTTAAGGTCACCTTCGTTTTTAACTACACCCTCACCAATCCATGTAGCCGTAGACTGCAAAGTTTGTTGGATATACGTAACGAATTTGGAAGTAGTTGTACCACCAGCCATGGCCATGCGTACCTTAGCAACTTGACGAGCGATGCGGTTAACACCAGCCTCCAAAGTTGATAGCGCGATGTTCCCAGTGTAATCACCAACGATAGTAGTTTCTTTGGTTTCTAGGTTAATAGATTTTCCTTCTTTAACCGCGTCCAATTCCCCTTTAAGGGCCTTAACTACTTGGTCACCAATTGTACCAACTTTCTCCGCTTTTTTCTCTACTGCTTTTTCAGCCATCGCCTCGATGCGTCCCTCAAATTTAGCCAAGGCCAATTCCATTTCAGCACTTTTTTTCTCCATCCCTTTTAAGGCTTCGATTTCGGATTTTAACGCGTTAACATCGTCGTGCGTAGGCATCCCAGCCGTTTTTTCTGCGAACATTCCGTTGATTTTTTCAACTACTTGTTCTGGGGTTAAATCTGTCATTTTTTCTGTTTTTAGATTAGACATTTATTTTACTTACTACACTAAGCCAATCGAACCCAGTTGCTATTGGTAACGGCTCGGTCTTTACAGAGTGGCTGACCGACTCCGCTGACGCGAGTTGCAATAGTTGTGAATTTATGTACTTAAGTTTCATTTCGTACTCGAAGGCCCCCTCGCTTGTTTCCTTGCGTTCTAAGAGGCTTTTGAGCGTTGTATTAAAGTTCTGGTTCAGTTTGTCTAGGTACGTCGCGCGTTCCTCGCTTTTCATTACTGAAATTACATTGGTTTGGTCGTTGGAACCAAAAGTTACGGCCGACCCTTCGTACAATTTTACCTCACGAATTTCATAGTAGCCCTTCATGGGTAAACTGGAATCCTCCACAAATGACATTTTATCTTTTATGTACTGGAAGCCAATGGAATGTTCACGTATAATGCCGTCCTCGTAGTCCTTCCAAGCGTCCTCCGCTAGGCTACTTCTACCCATTTCCGCCACCGCTAGTAGGCCGTTACTGTCCTCGGTTAATTCCAAGAATTTTCCGATTGGTTGTTGCCAGTCGTGGTGACGTAGGAACGCGATTTTACGGTTTGAGGTGGATTGTGGGCCATGCTCCAGTATAGATTTGGCGAACGCACCCTTACGGATTACGTCACCGTCAGAATCCATATTGTCGAACTTAGCCAAGTATACCGCTACTTTACGCGTAGCCGAATCCATGTCCTTAATTTCAAACCCAGATTTGGTAGAATACGAAGTTGTTTTCATGTGTATTTATATTGGTAAATCAAGAATCGCTCGGGCCTCGTCTGAGGTAATTAGGCCCAGATTGCTCATTTTTTCTATGGCCTCAGTCTTTAATTTCAGCACGTTTGCGGACATCTGTTCGTCGTGTTGAAGCACTGGCAAATGGTCAAATTCAGCGTACAATTTGTACCCCTCTTTATCCAGACCAAATTGCTTAATTATACTGTCATACATCGACTGGGTTTCTGGTATAATTGTATCGGTATATACCATGCGTATGGAGTCCTTTACGTTGCTAAATGTGGACCCATTTGTTGATGAAAATAGGTTGTAATTAAGCCCGAACGCATCGATTAATGCCAATTTATCCTCGGTTAATTCCTCAAACAATAAGAGGTCCTTAGTAGGGTATGACATTGGTTGCCATGTTACATTGGCCTCTGTGATAATTAGTTCGTCCTTTTGGCGGTTGTACCAGTCCCTACGTATGTCATTTTTCTCCTCTGGGGTCATTGGAATTGCCCCACCCATGTCATTTTGCTGAGCCGAAAGTATACCAATGGCACCGATATTTTCTAGCAATACGTTACGCTTATGGTACGATGCTTTTATGTTTGACAGTGGGTATTTAAGCGTTTCGATACGGCTGGTAGGTTTCACCAAGTTCATACCGTCGTCCGTTGTAAGGTATACCATGTCATTCCAGACGATTGTTTCGGTAGAATTATCGTCGTACTTAAACATAAAATTATCAATCAAATCCTCGGCATCCATTTGCTTTAATTTCTTGCCAGAAAGGTTCATTTTAATCTTATTGGCTGGGAGCGGAACAAACAAATTTCGTACCCCAGCAACCCTCGCTGGTGCGTAGCAAAATGTATTGGAATACAGTGCATCTTGTACCGACATTGTATACACTACATCGGCCCATGATTGTATGGCATTTGGCTTGTTAATTAGTTCTAGGAGCCAGTGGCTTTCCACCTCCTTGTCGTCCTTGTATAAGCATGGCTTATTGGACGCCATCATTGAGGCCCTCTTGTTAATGACTGCTCTTAATTCTGGGATTTCTATAAATAATTTCCAGATGTCGGTGGTATCAACCCAAACGGCATCTTTTTTTCCCCAGATTTGTGATTGCGCTGGGAATAGTCTACGCATTTGGTCGATGTAACGCCCAGAATCCAGTGACGTTATGTTTACCCCAAAGAAATTTTCCCAAAAATTTAGATTCATACGCATCAATTTTTACAAAGTTAATCATTAAATTTTATCAATTATCAAATTAAATGTTTGAACATTGATTGAACAAATATGGAAAGCCCCGCAATACAGTCTGGCGCGTCGTCATTTTTGTTCTTACCCTCCTTACTGTAACCCAGTATATTGGCCACAAATTGATTCTGGTGGGCGTCGCCCGTAACCACAAAATTAAATTTCATTTGTACCCATGCCGACTGCATAATTATGCGGGTGTCCTTATTGGTTGTGTTATGTACTTGGAGTAGTTTGGTGTTCGGCAAAAGTCGCTGGAGGTTACGGCTGAACATGGCCCCCATGGAGTTGGATTCCACCCTACAATATGAGGCGTTCCATTTGCTTAATACACCCGCGCAAAGTGGTATCGTTACGTCGGTATTTTCTCTAGTAAATAAGTAGTCCACAATATACATGGAGCCGTTAATTATGGCGCATACTGCGAGGGCCAAGTAGTCATTTCCTTGGTCAGCCACGTCAATATATCCCACCACCCCATCGATGCCAGTGGGCTTAGCGTCGGACTTATTACCCTCGATAATTTCGTGCAATTCCTCTGGGGTTGTGAACTTAAGGTCACCGAATAAGCGTCCCGCCATGTCCACTGGTTGTTGCATGTACTCGGCTAACCAGATTTCCTTGGCCGTTCGTAGCCTTTTGTCATGGTATTCCTCGGTGGTCATTACCGCCTCACAGAACGATTGGTCCTCAGCATCTAGGGCCGAAACGATTATACTTTCGTCGTATACTTTGCTCTCGATTGACGTACCGATTACGTCCTTTACTGACCAGCGCGTACCTATGTCCACCCTAGCGCACCCAGATTCGAAACGACTGTCATGTGTTGACTGTTTCCACTGTTGGATTCTGTCGTTGGTGGTGTCGCTTAACGCGTCCTCAATCCCTCGGTAAAGGTCATCGGTGATGGCTACCTTAGTGGCCCCGAATCCGATAATTGTCCCACCTACTCCAGCACCAAAGTAACCCACTTGCTTGGAGAAATTTGTGTTCCAGCCTTGGAGGTTTTTCTTATCGTCTGACAGTGTTATTTGCGGGAATAGCGTGGAGAATTTATCGCTCTTAACGATGGCCCTCACGTCGTATGAAAACTTTATGTATAAGGTGGCCGTACATGTATTACGCATTACCGATTCAGTAGGGTTTCTACCTAGCGTCCATGCGCAAAATAGGGAGGTGATGTATGATTTTCCCGCCCTTGGTGGCATCGATACGCTCAGCGACTTAATTTCCCCGCTTTCCACCTTTTGTAGGGCCATAGCAATTGGCTTCAAGAATTCCCTTTGCTCAAAGAAATCTCGGTCCATATATAGGCAAAAATACCAGAACTGTCGCCTACATAGTTCGTTCCTTAAAAGGGTTTTCGCGTACTCTTTTTTACTGTCCATCTTCGCCCAATAGCCTACGTAATTCATCGGTAGTAAAGTCCGATAAGTCCATTTCTATTTGCTTCTGTTCTATTTGTTGCAGTGGCGCACCGTACCCCGAATCCATTAGGGCCTTATATGCATTTACGTTACCCTCACGCGCCTTTTTAATAAGGGCCAAGGTCATAACGTCCTCTTGGGACATCGTTTCCTCGACACCAGTAAGCGGGTTCATTAATGTTTGGTTAATTTCTAACCAATATCGTGCGATGGTGCTTCGGTTTTTGCTACCAACTGGCCTTCCCTTTGGGTTGCCACTTTCACCCTTTTCCCACCTCGGTTCGATTTGTCCTTTACCAGCCATATTACGTTGTAATTTCGTTGTTATTTGATTAAACTTAGGAATTCATTACGCGCGTTAAGGTCGTCCTTAAATAGCCCCAGCATCTTACTGGTTGAAGTCCATGTGTCATGCTTTTTAACCCCCCTCATGCACATGCATAAATGCTGAGCCTTTAAGTGTACCGCTACACCCTTGGCATCTAGTTCCTCTTGGATTCTTTCGGCAATTTGGGTTGTTATGCGTTCTTGGTTTTGTAACCTATTTGCATACAAATCAACACATCGCGCCAATTTACTTAATCCTACGATTTTACCGTTAGGTATGTAGGCAACGTCGGCCGTACCAAAAAAGGGTGCAATATGGTGTTCACATAGGGAGTAGAACGGTATATTGGTCTGAATAATCATTTCGTCAGTACCCTCCCCGTCAAAGGTTGTAAACTTAAACGGCTTTTCCTCTAGGAATTCCCGCATGAACTTAATATATCGCCTTGGGGTGTCTTTTAACCCCTCGCGGTTAACGTCCTCGCCTAAGTGCTTTAAAATCTCGGCAAAATGCTCCTCTGGTGTGTTTATAGTACGTTCCATAGTTTGTGTTGTTGGATTGATAACTTCCACTGGGGATTCTGTAAGCATAACTGTACACAGTGGCTTAAATTTCGGGTATTAATTGTGAACCCATCGGAATGGGGGGATAGCCAGTAATACTTAGCCATAATGCTTGGCATGGGTACGCTTTGGCCCTCGTGCCTTACATAGCGTAATTCTGTTACGCCATTGGGAAAGTTTTTCTTAATTACATGCTCAGCCACCTTTGGCGATACGCATACAAAATCCATTCCCTCTGGGCATGGGTGAAGCCCACTGGTTTCTACCGCTTGGAAAAAGCCTTTTTCCTTAAAATGCCCTATAATTTCCTCGGTCAACTGGTCAAGTGGTTCCCCACCAGTCCAAGTAATTTCTTTGCACCCTTTGGCGTTTTCCTCACACCAGTTTTCGATGTCGGCTATGGTCATTGGCTTACCACTTTCGAACTCGGTGTCGCACTTAATACCCATGGAAAAACATGCATTTTTCGCCTTACACCCTTGCAACCTTATAAATACAGTTGCGGTTCCACTTCTTGCCCCCTCGCCTTGCAAGGAGTAGAAGATTTCTGATACATTTAATTCAGTAAGTTGGTTCATAATAGCAATTCGTTTTAGGGGTTTCGCTCATGCTAATGGCATGTAATTTTGGGAATTGTGGCTTAAAGAGGTCGTATATGTACTTGGACATAAATTCCACCGTCGGATTAAAGTCGAAAAAGTCGTTCAGATGCTTATGGTCGAGGTTATCGTCAATCCATTTTTGTATGGGCCTCACGTCGTTGTAATCTTGTACGAAACCAATTTCGTCTGGCTCACCCTTAATGAAAATTTTAACCACGTAATTATGGCCATGTAACCGCCCACATGGGTGGCCTTCCTTTAACCCTTTCAGCACATGTGAGGCACTGAAATGGAATTCTTTGCTTATAATGTTCATATTAACTTGTTTTGGATTTTAATTACCTTAAAAAATACCCAGTACCAAAATAACCCACCGAGAACTTTCATTACGATTTGGCTTATTGTAATGGTGGTATCGATGGTGCTAAATGCTACCAATTGGAATACAATACTATCGACTATAATACCCACAAAATCGCTTCCATTTACCTTAATGAAGTACGACTTTTTTATGAAAATCTGGTAGAAGATTCCCGCCAGTAATTGTGCGCAAGAAAATCCCGCCACGCTCCCCATGGCAATATTATACGATTCTTGGTTTATGTAGTACGTGACTACCGAGGCCATGGTAACCAAAAATGCCATAAAAAGGAACAGTTTTACCCCCTTCATAGTTTCGTGGAATACGCATCGCATAACAAAGTCAAACGGCACCAAAAATAAGGCCGTAAATATTAACCCAGTTGGGCCATACCAGATGACCATGTAATTAGCCAAAATAAAGGCCATTAAATAAATACTAATCTTGACGCCCAGCATATTGCTCATAAATTTTAATGTGTTCCTCTGATGCAAAGGTAAGTATTCCGCACCTTAAACGGTTTTTTGGAATGGGGTATTCTGGAAACAGTTGATTTCGCACGTCAAGCCACTTCATATACCGTTCCCGTTGTATGCTTTCCTTAATGGTATCGATGTGGTGCTTTCCAACGGTTGTATCGATTTGCCCATAGCGAATACCGCTCATCCATGAACTGGAATCGGCCGAACTGCAAAAATTTAATTCCCTCAGTTTTTTCTTTTCCGTACACCCCAGTAAGTGTATGTCAATTTCTGGCTTTTTGTTCTTTATGTAGTGGGCAATCTGATTTAAGTGGTTTTTCTTACCGCTGAACCGTAATTCTGGTACCGAAATAGCAATATAATTGGAAAATTCTATTAATCGGTCCAACCCTTTTTGCCCGTCCTCAATATGGAAAACATTTATGACCCTATTTGGCACCTTTGCACCCATTTTTTCTCTGTACTGCCATGCTTTTTCTGGCCCGAGGACCTTTTGACAGTCAACCTCCACCATGGTACCAGTATACTGTTCGCTCAGCACAAAATCGGTCAAAAGTTCGTACCATTTGTCAATGTATTTTTCGTCCTTATTGCCTTTTAAGGCCCCGAACATTAACGTAAAAAGGCCACTGTCCAATATGTAGTGCTTAGAATGTGAGGCCATGCGGTTAATTACACCAGTATTCCTCTCCGATATGTAGCCCTTTTTAAATAGTTCGTACACAAAAGGAAATGCAGTGCCAAGGTTGTACTTGGAACCCCCCGCCAGTGCGGATAGCCCTTGGAAGATTATTTCCGTTGTGGCCAAGTGGACCTTAATATTTTGCTGGTTGGAACAAATCATATTTCTACCCTCGCTCCCCCAGTGCTTTCCTCCCATACTTCTACCCATACAATTCCATCGGCCTTACCAAATTCTAGGACCTCCTCAGCAATCATTTCGCAACTCATGGCCCCAAATTGGCATGGACACCCATACGCCTCGTTCAAGTAACTTCTTACCTCATCGCGACATAAAAATATCTCCTTTTCCCTATTGGAATCTGTTACCATATAACCAATTTTCACCGTAAAGGTGTGTCGGTGGTTAAAACTTAGGAATTCTACCTTTTGTGGTGCGTTGGGGTAACAATGAAACCCCTCCACATCGAACTGGGCGATTACTGTTTTTGTCATTGCGCTAGTAAATTAAATACGATTTCCTCTTTTGTACCCGCGTACTTTTTAAATAATTCGGTGATTTCGGCATAGTCCTCCTCCGAATATTCCAAGGTGATTTTAAACTTTTGTACGGCCTCGGCTTCGCCTTGAAGGTCAAATAAGTCGTCAAGGTTTCCAGCCTCGCTTGGTTGCCATACGTCAAGGCCCCAGTCGCCCAGTAGTTCGTTATCCCATTCGTTTGCCAAAATGTCCCAGTCCCATTCACCGAACCCGACATTATCCTTAATTATGAACTCCTTTTTTTGTTGCTCTGTAAGGGTGTCGATTTTTACGATAGGTACATTTGTGTACCCAGCCTCCAAAAGGGCCTTAAAACGCATGTTTCCCCCAAGAATCACCATGTTTTCGTCCACCACTATGGGGCGAAGTTGTAACATTTCTGGAAATTCCTTTATTGAGCGAACCAACTGAACGAATTTATCGTCCTTAATTATGCGCGGGTTGTCTTGATTTGGTACGATGCTTTTAACGTCTACCATTTGTGTAGCCAGTACACCTATTTTTTTTGCCATTGTGAAAAGTTTTTGGTCCCCATTTTTTTAATGAAGTGTTTAATATTATTTCTGTATAATCCTACTCTGTGATTCGGGTGCATAGCCGACTGTTTGTCGTCCTCACCGATGTCATTGTAACCCTTGGCAATCATTTCCTCATAGTCGTGGAATACGTCCGAATGGCGGTCCACCTCGGGGTCAATCATTTTGTCTTGCATACCTCCATACGAATAGATTACTATGAAATTCGGTGGGGTAAATTTTTTCAGTTTGTTTTTAAATAAGTCCACCTCTTTGGTGTAGGTATAGAATATCGTTTTGGGGTGTTGCTGGGCTAGATTAAGCCAGTCGTGAGCGTACTGCTCGGAGAAAAAGTCACCAGCATCGTGTATACGTATATACTTGCCGACGTACTTAGGTTTGGAAATTTCCTCGTTCATGAGGTAGAGCCATTTAGGCCTATTATTTAGCACCAGTTCCAGTTTTTCCAGATGCGCTTTTTTCACGTTGGAGAATTGGTAGGTACCAGATTTGGCATAACAAAATGCACCACATACACCCGCGTTCGGGCATGTATTAAATTTTTTACCAGTGGACAGTGTTACCCAGTGGGCTGGTAATGTCCACCCAAATATGCCACTTTTACGTAAATCGGAATTCTGGGTTAATAGTACCATTTAGATTATCCATTTTATCCATGCGATAATACCGTACACCACCCAGAAAAATAATACTCGCCAAAAGGAAAGCATCATTAATTTCTCTTTAACGAGCCATGTTTTCATGGACGGTACCTCAGCCCAAAATAGTGCCAACATCAAAATTCTATCCATAAGGAATAGCGAAAAAA